CAATCTCAATCTCAATCGGCTCCTCATCCCCGGCGAGTTCGTCCAGTCCAAGCGGTGCTTGATATAACCCTTTGTCTACATTGGTGGCCATATGTATTTCTTTCAGTAGTATGCGGTTGCCCGACGTCTAAAAATCTTGGGTTCGTCCTTCTCGTCGGAGTCGAGTGAGACAAAGCCGCCTTGTCGATAGCGCAGGAGGGACTGCGATGTGGTGTCCACATAGTCATCATTATCTCCGTTTGGAAATGATGCCACCTCTTCAATTACTTCCCGCGCCCAGCGAGTATCTGGAGCCCAGACTTTACCCGAAGCAAACAAATCAGCAATAGCGTTGACCCGCACGATCTTGTCGTTGCCCCGGCTGGGGTTTGTTTCCTGTACGGGGATGCCCATCGCCCGAAGTTCTTGGATCAGCGGCGCTCCGGCTGACTTCTTCTCCACAATGAACGCATCAGGCTCCCACTCTTTCCAATGTTTAAGTGCTGCGGACTTGAGGTCGGGGAATGTCATGCGCTCTTTGAACGCGTCAAGCAAAATTATCTGGGCCTCGTCCTTTTCTTCCTCGTTGTAGAACACGCCCCACGTTGTGCAGGCCGAGTAGTCGGAGTTATTCTTTACTTCATGGGCCGTATCCCATGACTGGATTATGTATTCACACCTTGGCGGGTCGTCCAATGGCCAGATGCGCCAGAGCTTTCGGGAGATGATTGCCGCAGCATTGCTGGTAGGCTGCTGCATGTACTGGGCGTTCCAGTACTGGGGGTCAATGGATGCCTTGGTTGTCTTTAGCTGCGCCAAGGGCCACTGCTCTGGCCAAAGGGACTTCTCGTCCTCAGTTCCCTCGTTCAATATAGCAGGCAGTTCCACGATCTCCCACGGCTCCGCGTCGGGATTCTTGGTCTGGTAGTCGATCAACCGCCCGGTCAAGTCCAACTTACCCCAGCGCGTCATCACAATAATAATTGCCCCTCCGGGCATCAGGCGCTGCAAGGGGCCTGTCTGGAACCACGACCACGCCGTGTCAAATGCTAGACGGCTGTTGGCTTTTACGTCCTGCTCCGAGTGAGGATCGTCTACGACGAACAAGTCCGCACCACGACCGGCAAGAGCACCCCCTACGCCTGCGGCGTAGTACTGGCCTCCTGCGGAGGTACTCCATTTACCTGCGGCTTTTTGGTCGTCTGCAACCAAAGTGTTTGAAAAAACCTCACCGTAGTCCTCGCTGTCGATCAAATTTCGCACCCGCCTACCAAAGTCTTCGGACAACCCGGCGGTGTGGGTCGCCATAATGATCTTCTTCTCAGGGTACTTACCAAGGAAATATGCGGGGAACAGGTAGGACGAGAACTCGGACTTGCCCATACGCGGGGCAATGTTGATAATTACCCGCTTTTTCTTGCCTTCAATCACGTCCGTAAAGATTTTTGCCAGTTTTCTGTGGTGCGGCCCCACTTTGAACCCCGGATAGACCGCGTTGGCAAAACCCAGCATGTTATTTTGGGCCGCTTGCAGGGTAGCTCGGCGCTCCCTGACCTCCAAATCCGCAAACAACTCCAGCTTTTCTGCAATTGTCATCGTTGGCAAGGCCAACTGGAGCGCTGCAAGCTCCGCTTTACTCAGGGTAGTTATCTTTTCAGTCGTCATTGGTTGGGATTTCTACTACATCCTGCACTTCTTGGATGTCTACCACGCCCATGAACTTGGACAGCTTGTCTTTAATACGCTGGTCAAGCTCAGTATCGGTCAGATTTTCTTTCTTCAACTCAATTTTGTCCGTGAACAGGCCCACCTCGGTCACTTTACCTAGCAGCCCAAGTGCTTTTAGCCGGATGCTGGCGCTGGGGTTGGTCGTTTCCTCTACCAGTTTGGCTACCGCGTAGCCCCGTAGCTGCTGCGCTTGGTGAATAAACTCCCAGTCATAGGCGGTAAGCATGCCCACAATGTGTTGGACGGCCTCTGGGGTTTTGATCTGGGCTATGGCGGTATGGGTGAGTTGCTCAGGGGCGTTGGTGAGCAGGTTGGCGAACGTGGAACGTGCCGCGTCTTTGTCTAACTGGGTGGTTAAGGCTTCAGTATCTACCGCGCCTAGTTCTTTTAACCAGTCCTTGGTATTGATTTTGGCGTCAAGCGCCTGCGCTGGAGTCACCTCGTCGGTGTCCAGTATTGTTTCCGGCATGTTGTTAAAAACATCCGGTTCAAACTCAATAAGATGGTCAAACATGCGTAAGCCCTTGCAGCCTCGTTAGCGCGAGTATATACTTACTTCCGGTGACTGTGCAATTCGTTGTGCATTTGCTTCTCCTTGGAGTGGCCTGACGGCACTCTTTAAACCCTTGGTTTGCGCCAAGGGTTTTTTTTCGTTTGGGGTTGTCTAAAGTTTGACAAGTGGGTTTTTTGGATTTTTTAAAAAATTGGCGGTGGGGCTGGATTTTATGGATGGGGGTGCTTTGGTTATTTTGGATTTTGATTTGCGGATGCAAAACAGTGTTTATGGCGGCACAGCACAGCCCACTCGTATAAGGGGGGTGGGGGTATGGTGGGGTTGCCTTATACCACATATTGGGGTCAAAAACACCCCATCAAGTAAAATTTGGTTGTCGATGCGGTGGGAAGCCTCTCACTGCGGGACATCAACCGGGACAACTTGTCCCACCAAGGAGAAATCAAATGACTAAGTTCAACACTACTGCAATCACTAAGGCCGTCATCGCTGCGCTCAAGAACGGGGATGCGTTCTAGGCAGAGCTTGTCAAGCTGCAAGGCTTGGCCATGGGCGCAGACCGCGAAACTATCAAGGCTATCGTTTGCCCGATAGTGGCCAAGCATTACGGCGAGGCGTTCGCCGATGGCCAATGGGCGGACAGCGATGGCGCGGCTAAGCGCAAGGCCAACCGCATCATCGGGAGCATCGTTGGCACACAGCCTACAAAGCAGGCCAACAAGGTTGCTGTGGACAAGAAGCTGGTCAAGACCATCAGCGCAAGCATCATCGGCGCAGGCTTGACCAAGAAGCAGTTTGATGCGCTCCTGTCCGAGTTGCGTGCCTCTATCGCCTTTGCTTGAACCGGGACAGTTTGTCCCACCTCGATGCACCGGCGCAGATGTTGGGTCTGGCCGGTGTTTCATTTCGTGTCTAACGAGTAGCAATCTGTACTCGTCAGGCATTCCGCGCACGCCTCGTGCACTTTGTGACTGAGCAGTCACGTCTCATACTGGATAATCAAAATGACCTACGCACACTCAATCCGCCTCGTATCCATACTCGAAGCGCTCTACCAACTTGCCTGCGACGCGGCTGAACCAGAAGACACCATAGCCGACTGTCTGGACAAGTTCAACGAAGTCAAAGCCGACCATCGCGCCGCCTTCGGCACGCTACGCAAGGTAGATGGTGAATGGATATGACACCAAGTGTGTAGAACCCCATTCCTGCCAAATAGTCAAGTTTGTTTTCGTCCTGCCATGCTCTCTGCCAAGCGCAAACCCGCGCCAAATAAGGCTTTGGCAACATATCATCCATCTATCTATATAGATATAGAAACTAAAAGGAGACGTGTTTGTATGTGGGTGAGTAGAAGTTTTTGTTTCTACGTTGTTCTACACACCAATGTCCGACACGTCTCCTAGCTATAGTTGTTTTTCGAGTGATACTTGCCTGATATACACACAAACCCATACGCAGCAAGGCTTTGCGCTTGGCAAAACGCCTGCCAACACGAAAACAAACTTGACTATTTGGCAAAAACCGGTGCGTGCCCTGCCGTTTCAGGGCACATTTTGGGGAAAACCATGCTCAAACTCACCCACATCCGCGAAACTGAGCTTGCAAAGCTGCGCAAACTGCGCGACGAGATAGCCGTGGCTATCAACTACGACAAGAAAGAACGCCTGCGCCAAGCACGGCAGCAGGAGGAGATAGAGGAGTACAATTGGAAGTTCTACACACGTAGAACAAACATAACGCAACGTCGCACCACTGGTGCACGCTAACCGGGACACGTGTCCCACTAACTAGGAGAAACCAAATGCCACACACAATCAACATCTACAAGCGCCTGACGCACAGGTACGTGGATGC